CCAAAAGCGGGTAAAGGTGAATTACCTAATTGGTTAACATTTGACGCTATTGGAATTAATTTAAAATAAGATGAGTGTTAATTATAAAATGGAAAAAATATTGAGAACAAAAACTAATTTAGAAAAAAAATTAGTTAGGGAAGGTTTAACTCACAGAGAAAATTCTTTACTAAATGAGATAAATAAAAATTTATCCGAAGCCCCAATAGATTACGAAGGTCCTGAAAGAATGGGTCAAGACGTTGAGAGAAAAATCACTCAAAGAGAAACACCATTCCACGGTCACCCAGCAATACCACAAGAACAGAGGGATTTTATTGAAGTAATCGCTTCTAAAAGATTTAAAGACTCTGTTGATAAAGTAAGAAGATTTTTGGGTAATACCCAACCATTACAAGGTCCAAATTCTTTTATGAATCTTATGATGATGGGTATGCAATCATTACAACAAATCTCATCTATTGAATCAAGAAACAAACAAAGACTTGAGCAATTAGCCGTTGAGTTAGTTAAAAAAGAAATGGGTATTCCTGAAGGTTCTTTACAGTTTGACGCTAAATTAGTTAGTGGACCTATGAGTGCGGCTCAAGGGATGCAAACTCAATCACAAAATCCTTCGGAAGAAGAAGTAAAAGATGTCTTTAAACAAGGTGAAAAACATACTGAAGATTTAGAAAACTTTGTTGATGAGTTTGAGCAGTTTAATTTAGAAAAGGCGAAAAGAAGATTCATTAATTCATTAATTCAAGGAGCCGCGTTTAAAGGTGGTCACATGTACGTTTTGGCGGGTGAAGAAATAAATAATATTGACCCAAGATTATTACAGTTATATGGTGTTAACCAATCTTTAATGGAACATTTATATTGGGTATTCCCTGATATGGAAAATATGGCTGGTTCAGGAGGTGGTCAGTTAGGTCAAAGTGAAGTAGATGATGAGACAGACCCACCAACAGTTAAAGCAAGAGCAGGAACTTTTCCATTATTAATTCATGAATTGGTAAAAGGTGTTTATGAAGTATTTGGTACTCATGGATTACCTGATGACCCAAGACAACAAGAAATGGTTATGGGTGCTGAGGATACATTACCTGCTGAGATTTGGGATTCAAGATTAGGACCTATATTTTGGGAGAAATTTGTATCAACATACCCAATGGAATTGTTTGAGGATGATATGAAACATATTCAGCATTATCTATTTATGAGATTTTCTAAATTAGATGCAAATGAATTCTTTAGAGTTGCGAAACTTATATTACAAGGAGACCCTAAAGGACAACAATTTATACAAAGAATGGTAGATGAAATTGTATCTGAATTAAAAAAACAAGAATACGAAAGAAGTATGGATAAGTATGATGACGATGATGATGATTTAGATGATATTGATTTGTCACAATTAGGACTATAATACATTAAACCTACAACTATAAACCCTCATTTAAACATTTAAGTGAGGGTTTTGATATTTATATTAAAATAGTTTTATGAGTTTAACTAAAGAACAACTTCTATTGGAGTATGTAAGATGTATGAGGGACACACCTTATGCTCTAAATACATATCTACAAACATATGATAATACAGTTTCAAAATACGTACCATTAGAGTTATTTCCTGACCAAATAACATTATTAAACGACTATGAAGAATATAATGAAAACATTGCGTTAAAATATCGCCAAGCAGGGGTATCAACAGTAACATCGGCTTGGGTCTCAAAAAAATTAGCATTTGCCAAAAAAGAAAAACCTGAAAAAATATTGATAATTGCCAACAAATTAGATACCTCGATTGAGATGGCAAATAAAATCAGAGCCTTTGTTACTCAGTGGCCTAGTTGGGTTAACGTTCAAATTGACCCCAATAAAAAATCAACTAAACATTGGAAATTAAATAACGGTTGTGAAGTAAAGGCGGTGGCAACATCAAAAGATGCTTTACGTGGTTTTACTCCTACAATATTAATATTTGACGAGGCCGCGTTTATTGAAGCTGATAGTGATTTTTGGTCTGCATGTATGGCTTCATTATCGACAGGGGGTAAAGTAATCGTTATTTCAACACCTAACGGTAATGACCCGATTTATTATGAAATTTATGACCAAGCATTACGTAATATGAACGACTTTAAAATTACGGAAATGTTTTGGTACCGAGACCCACGTTATACTAAAGATTTATATTTTGTTAAAACTGATGATATTGTACATTATCTATTAAATAAAGAAGACTATAATCAAAGTGAAAATATTAGTTGGGTAGATATTGATTTTAAAGATAGAAATTTTGAAGATGCTAAGGAATTAATTAAACAAGGATATAAACCTTGTTCAGATTGGTTTGAAAAAATGGTAAAGAAACTTAAGTACGATAAGCGTAAAGTTTCTCAAGAATTAGAATGTAACTTCTTAGGTTCAGGTGATAATGTATTTGATTCTAAATTGATGATGAAAATCAAAGAAAATTATCTTAGAGAACCTGTAAATAAAATGATGAGTAACCAGTTATGGATTTGGAAAGAACCTATTATGGGTCACAAATATATAATGGGGGTTGATGTCAGTCGAGGAGATAGTGAAGACTTTAGTTGTTTTCAAATAATTGACTTTGATACCCGTGAACAAGTTGCCGAATTTGTTGGTAAGCTTCCTCCCGATACAATGGCGGAAATATGTTATAAATGGGCGAATATGTATTCAACTTTTATAGTGATTGATATTACGGGTGGAATGGGTGTGTCAACTTCTCGTAAATTACAAGAATTAGGTTATAAAAATTTATACGTTGATGGAGAAGATATCTCAAATAGTTGGAAATACAATCCAAAAGCGGCGGATAAAATACCAGGAATTAACTTTAATAATAAACGTGTTCAGATAATCGCATCTTACGAGGAGGCTATGAGACATGAATTTAAAATTTATAGTCATAGATTATATAATGAAATGGATTCGTTTGTGTATATTAATGGTAGGCCTGACCATCAAAAAGGTAGACATGATGATTTAATTATGTCAATTGCCATGGCCACTTATGTCGGTGAAACATCATTTAATAAATTAACAAAAGTTACTGAACAAGCTAAAGCCATGATAGATTCATGGTCAGTTAGTAATAATGAAAATGTCTCACAACAAATGTCTTTTAACCCTGTTATACCGCATTACAACGAAAGGATATCACAATTTAATTCAGGTCATATACCGAAAGAAGAATATATGAAACACGCTTGGTTATTTGGTGGTAGATAATATTTATAATAAAACAAAACTATGGGTCTAATAAGTAGAAAAAGGTCGGGTAAAAAATTTAATGGAAGTAAATTAAACGTTCCAGGCCAAGGGATTAGCACTGTTAAACCTGGCGGTGATAATAAAATAAATCAACAAAAAGGTAGTGATAGTAAGGGTAATAATCAATAACTATTTATATTATTCCTATTTGTGGTTAAATTAAATATATGGAAAATAATAACAATAATAATCTTACTGTTTGGCAAAGATTGTCCCATGCTTTTGGACCTAACGCCTTATTAAATCAAGATTACCCAACATTTAAATTTGATAAGAAAGACCTTTTAAAAACAACTTCAAAACAAGAATACGAAAGGGAATTGTTACAAGCCCAACAAACAATGTATTTGGGCAATCAATGGACTAAAATTGAAAGTAACTTATATACTCAAGCGGTTTATTATGAACCAACAAGATTGGCATCATTTTATGATTATGAATCTATGGAATATACTCCTGAGATTTCAGCCGCCTTGGATATATACGGTGAGGAATCAACTACAGTAGACCAAAACGGTTATATGTTACAGATTTATTCAGAGTCTAAACGAATAAAAGGGATATTAGCCGATTTATTTAATAATGTTTTAGATATTAACACCAATTTACCTATGTGGACAAGAAACACATGTAAATATGGTGATAATTTTGTTTATTTAAAATTAGATTCTGAAAAAGGAGTTGTTGGGTGTATGCAATTACCTAACATTGAAATTGAAAGGTTGGAAAGGGGGATGCCTGCACAAGCCACAAGACAAAATGTTGATGAACCCGCAGAAAATAAAGGGTTAAGATTTAAATGGAAAATTAAAGACATGGAATTTAATTCATGGGAAATTGCTCACTTTAGATTATTAGGTGACGATAGAAAACTTCCCTATGGTACATCTATGTTAGAAAAAGCAAGACGTATTTGGAAACAACTTTTATTGTCTGAAGATGCCATGTTAATATACAGAACTTCAAGAGCTCCTGAAAGAAGAGTATTTAAAGTTTTTGTTGGTAATATGGATGATAAAGATGTTGAGGCATACGTACAAAGAGTCGCTAATAAATTTAAAAGAAATCAAGTTGTTGACGATAAAACAGGTAATGTTGATTTAAGGTTTAATCAAATGGCGGTTGACCAAGACTATTTCATTCCTGTTCGTGACCCAGCACAAGCTTCTCCGATAGATACTTTACCTGGAGCTCAAAACTTGGCAGAAATCGCGGATATTGAATATATTCAGAAAAAACTTTTAACCGCATTAAGAGTACCTAAAGCATTTTTAGGGTTTGAAGAAGTTGTTGGAGAAGGTAAAAACTTATCACTACAAGATATTCGTTTTGCAAGAACAATCAACAGAATACAAAAATGTATGATTGCAGAAATGAATAAAATTGCAATTATTCATTTATTTCTATTAGGTTTTGAGGATGAGTTAAGTAATTTTACTTTAGGTTTAACTAACCCGTCAACACAAGCGGATTTATTAAAAGTTGATGTTTGGAAAGAAAAAATATTACTATACAAAGATGCGGTAACCGCTATTGAAGGGGTCGCACCTGTTTCAATATCGTGGGCTAAAAAACATATTTTAGGATTTTCTGATGAAGAAATTAAACTTGATTTACAACAACAAAGAATTGAAAAGGCGGTTGGTGCGGAACTAACAAATACTGCAACAATAATAACACGTACAGGTTTATTTGATAATGTGGACAAACTTTACGGTGGTGCTAAATCAGGTGATACTGCGGGCGGAGCACCTCCTCCACCTCCAGGTGGTGGTGATATGGGAGGTCCTCCTCCACCTCCAGGTCCTGAACCAGGTGGTGACGCGGGAGTTACTCCTGAATCATTTGGTAGAGATAACTTAAAAATATTATTAGAATCTGACTCATTAACTGATGAGGATTCTTACATAGATTTATCTAAAGCAAAAAATTCTTTAGGTGAAATGGAAGAAAGATTGAATAAACTTTTAGGGGATTGATATTTATAATAAAAAATAGAAAATGGTTAAGTTTGGATTATTAAAATCAAAAATAGAAAAGGTATTAGTTGAGTCTTATGCAAATAATACATTTAAAGAAGAATTAAAAAGATTTAAAATTAATGTTTTAGAAAATAAAAACATAAGTAAATTATTTTATCTTTACGATGAGTTAAACTCTAAACGAGGTTTAAATGATTTAATCGCTAATGATTATATTAATGAATGTATTACAATATATGAAAATACAATTAATAAAATTAAAGAAAAAGATATTTTAAAATTAAAAAATTGGGTTGGTACAATCAAAACTGAAAATGAGTATTCTAATATTGATAATTTATTTTCTAATGATGTATTAACTATTGAGTCTAAAATTAAAAGTAAAAAATTAATTAAAGAATCTATAACAAAACCAAGACCAATCCAAAAAGAATACGTTTCGTTACCTCTAAGTACTATGGTTGGAATTGCTAACAAAACAATCTCGAATTACGTTGAAAGTTTAAATGAGTCTGAAAAAAAAGAATTGATTGATTTTTTAAATACTAACGATTCGTCATTGGTAGATGATTTTAATAAT